TGTTTTGCATGGACCCCGAAGGCATCCAGTACTAATTATAACACATCATGAAAAAACGGGGTGATGAACCCCGTAGATTTTTATTCGGTTTACACTATATTGAAAGCATCTTCAAGAACCTGTTTATTAGAAATTTTGTCCTTATATTCAACAGCAACATTATCCCATCCACCACCTGCTTTTTGGAGTTTTTCATCTTCCATGTACTTATCAATCCAGTAAAGGATAAAAGAAACTGTGCGGTTCATGTTTTCCCACTTCGTATCCTTACAGATAGAAACGTCTTTGAAAAATTTACCTTTCATCCATTCGTAAATGATATGTGAAACACCATCCTTATCATCACCCTTGAAGTTACCACGTTCTTCAATAATATCTGCCCAAGCAGAACGAAGTTTTTGATCGTTAGGACCATAATGTTTAAGACTCATCAATGCTGCCGCAATAAACGGTTGATTCCAACCCTTTGTATTTGTTTCCGACATGATTTCGTCAAGTGCTTGAAGCGTTCCATCAGCGATCCAAGGTCCAACCATACCCTCAAGATTCTTTGCTTGAACAGCAGACTGATTCCAACGATCAGGATACATGAAGTGACATGCCTTGTTCAACCCCGACAAAATAATTCCTTGAGTAAGTCTTGTAGACTTTGGTTGGTAGTTATACATGCCAGTAACAACACCAAAGAGTTTCTGCTGATTCTTTTCAGTGGCTTCGGAAGAATCAAAACAGTTATAACATTCCTTCACCTCATCCATGGTTGAACAATCATAGATAATTGCCATTACTTTTTCAGGAATAGCATCTGATTTTCCTTCTTCCCAAGTCATCGCACGGGTGTTACTATCAACCCGCATCACTACCCCCTTGCGATAAAGTTTACCTTTAACCAAACAGTCTTTGGTCAGTCTTACCAAATGGACAATACAATGTTCTGGACGCAAAACTCGAAGGTGTTTTGCTGTCTTAAGTCGTTCTTCAGTGTTCCTCTGCATAGGAACTTCCATCAAACGATTAAAATCTTCATAGGGCATCTCTTTAAAAGAGACGTTTTTCAACATGTTCTTTTTGTCAATCATTTTATACCAATAATAATCAATAAACTATTCACTATCCCTAAAGAAAGTGCCGCACAAGTGCGGGGCGTTTACCGGTTTACTCAAATATTATAACACAAAAAAAAGGGGGCGTCAAGCCCCCTGTCTCATTCTTCTGTTTTCTTTCGACCGATGTTGTACTTGGACTCAAGTGTCCAATCTTCTTTATCTTTGAATGCCAGGACTTTAATTTGATTGAGAGGAGCAACATCTTCAATATTATTAGTTGCTTCTACTACAACAACTAATCCCCAATCAGAAAGAAGTTGTGTAATTCTATTGCGTCTTTGTAAATCATTAAGAGTAAAATTTGTTCTCTTACCATCCAAAGCAAACAATTCTTTGAAGTGTACAATGTAATACCTACCTTGTTTGTGTAGGATATGACATGATTGATATAATTTTCTTTCTTTTCTTGAAGCAACACCAATACGGGTAAGAGTCTCACGAACCTTCAGAAAATCATCAGGTTCAGACAGACTCACTTCTACCATGTCGGAAGGTTGCCACTGTACTTCAATTTCAGTATCATTAGTCATTTTCGTCCGCCTTTATCTAATAGTTTTTTAATCGTATCAAGTTCAGAATTCGTGAGAATTCTTAAAGCGGCGACTGCTTTATTATGACTATATCCATAATATTGCTTAACCAATTCAAGATGCTCAAGAGTTTCTTTTCTCACCCACGGCGTAAACCGCTTACGAGGCTTCAAACTATTTAGGAAAAAGTCATACTGCATCTTTTTATCTAACGAAGGATACTTATTCATTTCGTTAGCGTAAAGAATGGTATCAGTAAAACCAGACAGACACTTGTTAATAATAAAAGGAGGATACTTTTTTACAGCATCCTCGTTATCAATTAAAATATTCTTTTTTGATTGATTAATACTGTAAAGATAATCCTTTAATTCCATATTACATTTTGGCAGTTACGCCCATCACTTTTGCATTTGGGTTACGAGCAAGAGCAACCTCTCTTGCTTCTGAATAGTTACGAGCAATGACCTGCTCCTTGAACACGGTGCCTGCTACGTAGAGGGTGACTTCACATTTCATAGTTGGTAAGGACGAGTTCCTTGCGAGACGCTTGATCTGTATTATAGCACCCCACGCTCCTCATGGTGTAAGTGTGTGCAAATTCGGCAGCTGTCCACCCCTTCTTAAAACGGTCTCGGATCAGTTGTGACGAATTGTAAGATATAAGTTGAGGACTAACAAAACGATCACAATCAACAGCAAACTGGTCGTGGTCGAATCCCTTATGCATGTTTCCACGCTTACCATATAGATTGGATCCGATCTCATAGGGGGGATCGAGATATATGAAGGTTGACTTGCTGTCACAAAATAGTTCTTCATAAGATAGATTAGTAATCTTCCACTTCTTGATCATCAAGGAGTAGTCAGGAAGTTTTTGAATCCCTCGCATTGAGAAGTTACTTTCTGATGCCTGTTTGCTGAAGGATGAGGATTCAGTGAGACCAGAAAAAGAGCACTTGTTAACAATGTAAAAACTAACAGCACGAGATAGGTTGGATTGATTACTTGGTGTTTCATTTAAATAATCTTTTGATTGTTGAAATAGTACTCTGGCAGATACTGGTTCCGGGTGAAGATTCTTGAGTTGCACAAGTTGATCACGAATCTCCACACCATTCTCCTGGAGTTCTCTCCAGAAGTTATAGAGTGGCTCGTATAGATCATTTACCCAGATGTCCAGTTTTGGATAACGTTTACCAATCTCTATGGCAACAGATCCACCGCCAATAAATGGTTCACGATATTCTTTTACCTGGGAAAGGTCTGGGAGGTACTGGAACAGTTTGCTTAACGCTCTGCTCTTTCCTCCGGGGTATCTCAACGGGGTTTTTAACGACTTCAATGTCTGGGGCATTGTATTTAAGGTACTCACGAAAGATCATTTTCATTTCACGCTCTGTCATACCACAATGAGCAGCAGCGTTGGGTAGGTTCATTGTAGCATGAAACAGTGCTTCATTTGCTTCCTGAACGTTTTCAGGTGTCGTCTTCTTCATCGACATTTTCAAAATCCTCTATTTGATTTGCAGATACTTCGTGCTCACCACCAATAAGATACCAGTGGTGTCCTGCACGTTCACCAAGATACATCATCTCATCTTTAGGAAAAGCATGTTCTCGCATTGCTGCTTGAATTTTTAGATGTATCAGTTCTTCTTGTGTTGGAACTTTCATCAGAGAATAAGTTTTTTCTGGGGTGTAATTACTGTCGCGAACATCCCTTCATACTGTTCAGTAATATTAGGATTAGGTTCTGAAACATATACTACAAAAGATTTAGGAACAGTGAATGCCACATCTTCTTTTGCAAGTGGAGACCAAGGTGCAAACGCAAGTTGTCCCTGTCCTTGAGGTACAGCAACAATAGCATTTCCCATAGTAATACTATCATCAGTATCTTCAATCAGATCGCAAATGATATCTTCGCCAGAATTTAGACGTACAAGTTTGGTGTTCATTTTAAGTTTCAGTGTTTGGTTTATTTGAATTCACAACTCATCATGACTTCGGTAAGGCATGCTAACAGATTAATCTCTTGATCTGCAACAAAAGCAATTTGATATTGATATTTCGCAAGGATCAAAACTGCTTCTGGGATAGATGCTGCTTTAAGATTCTCGTAAAGAGAATCATAAATTTTACGAATGATGATAGTTGGATCATTATCGATGTTTTCCACAACCCACTTACGGACTGTAGTAAACTCTTTGTTCTTCATTGCTCGAATCAAATCGTTGACAGATACGTCAGCGATATCAACCAAGATAGAAGAGTTGATCTTACCTGTTGCCCCATGGCGTTGACATTCGTTAATCAAACGACGCCAGTCAGGATAATAACGTTGGATAAGTTTAACAAGAATCTTGTCTTCACATTCAACTTCATTGTCTTTTAAGATCTGTTTCAGACGGACAAAGAATGCTCCTTGCAAATCTAGCTTCGCTTCGTTCTTTACCCGGAAGTCTACAACGGTGCATCGGGAATGCAGTGGATCAATAATCTTATTAGGGAAGTTGCAAGTAAAGATGAAACGGCAGTTACTATGAAACTCTTCCACTGCTGCCCTCAAAGAGAGTTGTACGTCAGTAGTCGTGTTGTCTGCCTCATCAATGATTACCACCTTGTGAGGTGCTCCAGAGGTCAATGAGACGGTTGTAGCAAACTGCCTCACCTTGTTCCGAACAGTGTCCAAGAAACGTCCTTCATCAGATCCATTGATCACAATGAAAGAAGCACCAATCTCCTCGCATAATGCTTTAGCAAGTGTAGTCTTACCAACTCCAGCAGTTCCTGCCAAAAGCAGATTAGGGATCTCACCTTTCTCGCGAAATGCTTGAAAGCATTCTTTGATGCTCTTGGGTAAGATACAATCCTCTAGTGTGTGAGGACGATACTGTTCTACCCAAAGAAACTTTTTATTCATCATCTAGTAATAATTCAATTGGTTCAAAAATTTCTGTCAGTGATCCTGATTTTGATATGCACTTGGGGTGATTTTTAAGGTTACCTCTAACATAGTCACCCTCACCTTCTTTACCTTTAACAGTATACACTATAGCACAGTCATTGTCTGTACACCATTGCATAACCCACAATAATGCAGCACCATCCATTTGTCCAGTAGTAAAGTCGGAAGTTATCATAACAGTTTTTTCACGACTTTTAAGTGTCATAAGAAATCCAACTTTATCTGGTCGCATCCAATCAGGGAACGACCATTCTTTCAACCAAACACATCCATAAGAATCGCACATATATGGACGAGAAAGATCATTGTAAATTCCACATCCAGATTCTGATACATGAGGACAGGGTTGACCTGGTAGTACCTTATGCTCGTTTACTCGAAGGGTAATAGTTCCCCGACAGCATAGTGTACATTCCCCACACTCTTTGATATTCATTAACGAGGTTCAAGTGCTACGTAATATTTAAGATCAATAGATTGATGCTGCCATTTAGTAATCAACTGATCTGATACTTGTACATTATATTTTCCAGGATGAACACGAATGTTTTCTACTTTCATATACATTTCAAAGTCTCCGATGCTTTCACCCTGTAATGACTGACTATAAACATTACCAGTATCATTCTCACGGTCACAAAGACTTAACGTGATAGTGCCATCAGAAGAAGCTGTATACAAAAGATCTGGAAGACCATAAACTGCAGATGCTTTTTGTAAAGAGATTAGATCTTGGTAATCTAAATTAAAACTGAAGTCAGCATCAGGAAAAATAATCTCCCGCTCTGGAGAAGCATTCAAAGTAATTTCTGGATCAGAAAAATAGTACTTTGCTGACCGTCCATTACCATTAATGGTTACGTAATTAGAGTTTCCGAATTCTAAAGTAGCATCATTACCAAAAAGAGAAAGACCTCCAAGGAATTGATTCAAATCATAGATACCAAATGTCTGTGGAAAAATTTCTTCGCTTTTATATTCAGCAATAGAGTTCTCCCCAATACTAATAGTTTTTAGTACAGTACCCTCACGTATTAAAATAGAACTATTGATAGTACAAAAGTTTTTTAGAATCTCGAAAGTTTGAGTGGAAAGGTTAACTGTGCTCATTGAGGATAGGTTTCGCGGTTGGAAGATTTGTCAGAGAAGTGAAGTAGGAGAAGACCGTAGTGAAGGATCTTAATAATGTCGCGGCGAGCAGTTCCCTTGCGATCATATCGCGAAGCATACTTCAAGATGTTAGAACGGCAGAATGCTTCTGCATCACCGCAGGCTTCAATAAGATCTAACGTTTGAATTTTATCATTGCCTGCAGAATAGTGTTGTCCATAAGTTCCAGCAATGTAATCACTCAACTCTTTTAACAGAGCATCTTCATTATATTTTTTTGCCATAGTCATCAATCAATATAGGTATAATAGCATCCATAAAGGATTTAGTCAAGGGTGTCTATCGTATCGGATTCTACAGTAGCGTTCTCATCGATTTTATCATAGAGTTCAATAAAGGACTGCTTGGTTTCATCGTCAAAACGATTGACACAAACTTCGATAGACTTCATACGCTTACCAAAGATAGCATAGGCGCGGATGATGTGGACCAGACGACGTGTTGAAATCACTTCATCAATGCCGCCATCAGCAAAAGTTTTGCGAATGACATCTGCCCATGTAGAAAGTTTCTCACAAAACTCACGATCTGTCAATCCCAGATCAAGGGAAATACCCTCAAGGATACGCTGTTCGGTTTTAGGAGTAGGATACTCTTGCTCAAAAGTCAACGCAAAACGCTCAAGGAAGGCTTCGTTAAGAACGTTAGTTCCAATAAAGCGACCGTCATCGCTGCCTTTACCTTTAGTATTTGCAGTTGCAATAACATTGAATCCAGATTTAGGGTTTACGTAATGACCGGTCTTCTTCAGAAACACCCCCTTACCCTCAAGAATGGATTGTAGGCAGAGGATTTTGTTGCTAGCCAAGTCAACCTCATCGAGGAGCAAGATTGCCCCACGTTCGAGTGCTTCCACGACAGGTCCGTTATGCCAAACAGTTGACCCATCGACAAGGCGAAAGCCACCAATAAGATCGTCTTCATCAGTTTCAATAGTAATGTTTACACGAATCAGTTCACGGTCAAGTTGAGCGCATGCTTGCTCCACGCTAAACGTTTTACCATTACCAGACATACCAGTAATGAAAGTTGGATAGAAAATACCAGACTTGATGATCTTCTTTAGATCAGTAAAGTTACCGAACGGGACAAAAGTGTTATCTTTAAGAGGAACAAGATTCTGTTCAACAGCAGGCATAGCAGCAGGTGCCTCATATGTTTGCTCAAGGCGTTCCTGTGCAGTCAGTTGCCAAGTGCCACGCTTGACATAGAAATCACGCAGACGCTTGACAGCAGTAGGATATCCTACTCCAAAATGAACAGCAGCTGCACGAATATTATCAGTATTAATTTCAGTGCCATACTGATTGGTAAGGTACTCCGAAAGTTGTGCGGTAGTGAGATCAGACTTGGCAGGCATGGTGCGTTTCGTTGATGTAGTTATTATAGGGCATAGGGGCGGGATCAACCACCCCGGATGGACAGTTCGTCAAGCGACATACTGGACAAAAGAGTTGAGGAGTTTCTTGTTTGTAGATTTACTAGAGAGCATTTTCTTGAACGCTTTTGCAATCTCTCCTTTTTTAGCGCCGGACTCAACTTCAAATTCAGATGTTGTAGTCAATGCATTAGAAGATATAGCATACAGTGCTGTAAAAGATTTTGGGTCAGGAATAATTGCTGATTTTTCTTTCTTCCACTGTCGTTGAACTTCTGAATATTTGTAAAAATTACCGTAAGTACTTACAAAAGAAGATAGTTCTGATGCCGTACCGATACGGAACCCGATCACATTAACACCAGTGTTTCTGTCTCGCAGTTGCTGAACAAATACATTTGTGCTTTCACTCCATCCTTCAAACTTACTATAGGTGATACCGGTTTTCCTATCTCGTAGACAGCAGTCATCAATACGACGGGGACGAAGGTAATACTCATCATTACGCTCATTATAAAACTTACGTCCGTATGCTGAAGTACATGATTCTCCGTCAGTCAAAATACAAACATTAACTTTTTGCAAGTCATTTTTATTTTTGAACTCTGGAATGAGGTAATTAAGCAGCACAATCGCTTCATTTAATGGAGTGCCGGACAATCCAATACCCATTGTACTTCTATACTCAACATAATGAGAATAAGTATATGCTTCTCTAAAAATATTGAGACACATCCGTTCATAGTCTTTAGAGTTAGAACGAGATGAAATAAAATTCATTAAGTGAAACATACCTTTATTTAAAAAGATTTTGTTCTCTTCACAAATGTCATTAAAGTAATCTCCATCATCGATGTTTCGGTATTCACCCAAAGCACGTCTAACATAAGAATACTCATTTGTAAAAGCATAAACCTCAAATGGAATCTGAACTTTCTTACAGAAAGAAGTAAGATTCAACAACTGTTTTACTGTTGCAAGAATATTAGTTGACATAGAACCAGACCAGTCAAGTAAGAATAACAAACCATGATTCTTGCCATCAGGTATAACTGTTACTTTCTTAAATAGGTCTTCATTATACTTATAAGTATGAAGCTTTGAAGTATCAAGAACACCAGTTTTAGATTGGCTAGCACGAGCATAGGCATCAGCAGACTTACGACATTCAAATTCTTTTACTAGGTAGTTTACTTCTTTTTGAGACTGCTTACGAAATTCTCTATAAGAACAATCTACGTTAGTATAGTAGGAAATTTCCTCACGTCGTTGACTGTCGATCCAATCATGAACTTCAGTCCAATCAGCAACGTAATCTGAAACAGTAACAGATTCAGGAATTTCAATGTAAGTAGAATTACTACTATATTTATTAGTGTTAGTAAACTTTTGTGAATTTTGATCAAATGCTTGTTGGGTTTTAGATTCACGATCAGCAGTTACTCCCCCTTCACTACGATCCCCCACTTGAGTTCCTGAAGAAGATGGAGAATCATCAGTGCCTTCACCATCTTCTTCGCTTTCTACCTTATCGCTATCAGTGCCGGTATCACCTGAAGAACCTACAGTATCGTTTTTCTTTTCAATATTTTCAATTGGGTTTTCTTCAGGTTTGTTTTCTTTACAGAAGTTATAGATATCAACAGAAATTTTAAGTACCTCACTAAAGGTCTCACTATTTTCTGTACGAGTAACAAACTGTTTCTCTTCTTCACTGAAGGGAATCATTGCGTCAGCACCAATCTTGCAACGAAGATTAATACGATCAATTAAACTATATGTACTAACATCAGTATCACGTATTTCAAAAAAGTCTTCTTCATTTAACTCTTTGTATCCACCAGCAAATGATTTGCGAAGACCAGGATACATACGCTTCATCAGTTTTTCAATGCGAGCATCCTCAACTACATTGACATAATCCATAGGACAGTCAGTAGCAGCAGTCCAGTCTTCATTGGGTGTGAAGAGAGCGTGTCCGACTTCATGCCCCACCAGCAAGTCATACACAGTGCTAGAAGCATAGTCCCAGTTAGGAAGAGTCAGTACACGGGTGTCTACATTGAACTGTGCTGTAGAGCAGTTACGGTGTTCCACCACAAGGTTCTCGGTAGCGAGCAGACGGGCAAGGTTACCTTTGATCTCTTGGCGTGACATGACTCTCTTGCGTTGATGGACATATCATAGCAAAAAAGGGAGACCCTGCAGCCTCCCCTATGACGCTTCAGCAACTGTCTCACGGACAACACTGAAGTTCTTTACTTTCTCACACTGTAGAGTTCTTTCAAACTTACCGTCAAGATTTTCTTTGTGGGAGATAACAAACACATTAGTGTTGTCATCAAAGTTACGAAGAATCCAACCCAGTTCACCTGTACCATTTTGGTCAAGAGAACCATCAAAGATCTCATCTAGGATAAGGATGTTAGTATCAACGCTATTCTTAAGTTTAGCAACACTACGCCAAGTAAGCAACAGAGCGATATCAATACGAGCTTTCTCTCCTTCCGAGAAAGATTCGTAAGAGAAAGTATCTCTGTACCGCGACTTGATGGTTTCTTCAAAATTTTCATCCAATGCGAAGTTAACATAGAAGTCCATGTTCTGAAGATACTGATTGATGAGTTTATTCATCACTGGCAGATACCTCTTAATGATTCTGGTTTTAATTCCATTATCTTTTAAGAGTTGTGATGCTGCCATTAAAGTATCACGTTCTTTTTTGATTGACGAAATTTGTTTTTTCAGAGACAAGTATTCTTCTTGACAGTATTTTAACTTCTCGTGTGCTTCAGATGAATCTGATTTATTAGTTCTTAACAATTCAACCTGATCTAATAGGTCTTGAATCTGTTTTTGTATTCTATTAATTGTAGAATTTTGAATAGCAATATCAGAATTAACTTTAGTGATAAGTTTAGAAGTTAGCAGATGACGACTCTCTCGTTCTTCTTCAAGTTTAATCGCAATATCCATTTCCTCGAACCCTTCATTAAGTTCTTTGATAGAATTCATGATGGAGTCAACTTTACTATTCTTCAGTGATTCGGTGATTGATTGACTACACGTAGGACAAGTTTCGTTATGAGTAAAGAACTCGTGCTGTTTTTTATGAGCAGAAAATTTTTGTTGAATCTTTCCCTTCAAAGTGTTTAACTTTTTTAACTTGGTAGGAGTGAATGATGTACTCTCCAGTTCTTTACAATAAATTTCTGTTTGGTTATTAAACTGCTCTACTAATTCTTGAGCAGCAACTCGTTCTGAATCTAATTCACTTATGAATTTTTGTTTTTCAACAATAGAGTCCTGATCTCTTTTGTTTATCTCATTGATAAACTGTTGCTGCATATTAATTTTCTGTTCAGAAAGTTCTGCCTTGTAATCAATGTCTTTCATCTCTTCCGTAGATGTTTTGACTTTATCTTTTAGGACAGTATTCATGATAGAGAAGATTTGGATATCCAAAATATCTTCAATGATGTCACGTCTTTGAGTAATAGGAAGACGCATAAAAGGAACAAAGGTAGAAGAACCAAGCACCACAATCTGGGTGAATGACTTGTAGTTCATCTTAAGGATGCTAGTCTCCAGTTGCTTTTGATAATCATTATTATTACTGGATTGATCCAGCATCTGACCGTTCTGATATATCTCAAACTTTGCTGGTTTGATTCCACGCACAACTTTGAATTGATTTTTACCAATCACAAAATCAATTTGCACTTCAGTATCTTTTTGATTGATACTATTAACGAGCATAGGTTTATTAATTTTTCGGAATGGTTTTCCAAACAAAGAAAAAGTAAGGGCGTCCAAGATGGTACTCTTACCAGCTCCGTTCGTACCAATAATTAAATTAGTTTTCGCAGCTTCGAGATCAATTTCTGTAAACACATTACCTGTTGACAAAAAGTTTTTCCAACGAAGTTTTTGAAAGGTAATCATTAGGTATTAAGTGGGGGGAATAATAAAATCATCGACAGTTATTATAGCATACCCGTGTTCTTTCTCTTCACAGGCTGCAACAATAAGTTCTTTTTCTATTTCTATAATTTGTAATGATGGACCATTACGCAATTCTAAAAGTTGTATTGCATAACGTTCAGCATCATCTTGTTCTTCAAAAATAGGAATGATGCGTTCTCCAGTAGAAGCATCTATTAAAGAAAAAACTCCTTCAGGTTGGTCTACAAGAGAAAGAACATATGTTTGCATTACACCAGTTCACAACTTTCCATATATAGCGATCTCATAAGTTTTTTAAGAGAAGATTTATCTACGGACATCTCTACTTCATCAATGTATTCATTCAACAAAGTTAGAGTATCTTTTACTTCAAGATCAATGTCTTCCGTTTCATCTTCGCTTACAAGACTTTCTACAATTTTGATATCGTAGACACCAGAAGCATACAACGAATCAATAACTTTTTCAAACTCGTAATAGTCTTTTTTTTCTTCGACAATTACTTTTACAAAAGTATCTTTGAACTGACTATAGTCCAACTTCATAGTTTTATCTACATCATTGTAGTATACTTTCTTGAAGATTTCATATGGGTTCTTTACCATACGAAGTTTGTTCTTTGCTGGTTCGTAAAGATGAAATCCTCTGGTGTCAGCGTAGTCATTCCAGAACATCTGATAAGGATTGCCAAGGTATGTAATATTACCTTTGGTTGACTTGTGATGATAGTGACCAGAGAATACTTGCTTGAAGTTCTTATAGATCTTGGGATCCATACCATGCTCCATCTTAAGACCAGGGGTTACTTCAAACCCGTCGAGCTCAAGATGTCCCATAACTATTTCTGCATCTGTATCTTTGAGATGTTCCATTGTCGCTTCTTCGTTCTCCCTATTGATCCAAGGGACAAAACAAATTTTCGTACCCTCAATAGTAACAGTACAAGTCTCATCGTAGACACGAATATTATCATAGTCACCTAGCAGCAGATCAGGAGAGTTAATAGCGTTTGTGTTTTTATAGTACACACAGTGGTTACCTAGAATGGTATGAACTGTGATACCCATATCTCTCAAGCGATCAAAGTAACACGCACGGATTCTATTCCAGACATTGAAGTCAATACCTTTACGGTTATCAAATGTGTCACCAAGGTCAATGATCTCGGTAATACCTTTCTTCTCTAGCGTAGGGAAGAACACCTCATCATAAAACTTAAGGAAGTAATTCCAAAATGTCATAGAACCTTTGCGACCATCAAGATGTTGGTCAGTAATAAGTGCTACTGTCATCGATTCATTTTAGTTTCAATATTTTCTTTGATGCTTCCCATATCAGAGTATGAAGCATTCATACCTGCCATATCACCTTCGTAAGTTTCTGTGTACATAACTTCTTGGTGACCAGATCTTTCAAGAATCTTACTCTTGATTTCTAACTGACGTTTTTCTTTCTGGATACGACGCAAGAAAGCGTAGTAGATGATCTGGGTAAAATAAGCAAATGGATTAGAAGACTTCTCTGGATTAAAGTTATCAATGTACTGCAGGCAGTTCTCAATGCCATCGCAGATCATGTCCTCACGAAACATGTAGTTGACAAAGTTAGGTTTGTACGATAGGTGTGTAGCGATCTTAAGAAAACATTCACCAACATAGTTTGGAACTAACGGTTTGCTCTTTTCTTTTTTCTTTGCAATCTCTACTTTACGCTTGTACTCAACAATAGCTTCAAGAAACTCTTTATTATTTACGTAATATTCAGTCTTTGCTTTTGCCATGCTGCTTTTATTTGTTGATATGATTATATCAGAAAATCTTATTTCTGTCAAGCCTCTTGACAAAAGACCTAAAACCTAATAGAATAACTCTGTTAAGGGTGAAAGAGACATAATATCTAGCTTTTATTAAATAGAGACTCTAACTTCTTTTTAGTATCTTCTACTGATCCCAAGTAACCCATCTCTTTGGAAAGCGAATTATGAGTAGGTTCTTCATCTGAATTCAATTTATTTAAATTCATAATATAGTAAGTTAATATTCTTTCATCTAATTCTGAAATAGTAACTACATTATTCATTTCAATAATAAACATATCATCATACGAAGAGGAAATCCATTCTTTTAATGAGAATCCTTCAATGTTTTTACCTAATCTTTTTGTAGTTACTTTCTCAACAAGAAGAGGATTATCTAATAGCAAAGAATCTTCATCTGTCATGTAACAAACTTTAGAAACTATTTCCTCTCCTGATGATAACTTTATCGTTGCATAAAATTCTTCTTCCATGTATTACCTTAAATTTACTTTAATTGTTTCATACTTAAAGTTTTCTTCCTGGTAAATTGCCATCCGTTCGTACAGATGTTTGAGTGTGTAATTTTCTCTACTACCTGAAATGTCGTCAGCAATATCATAAAGAGTAGCAATCTCTTTACCTTCTCCCTTCCTCAATACTCTACCAATACTTTGTAAGTTTCGGACTCTTGATTTAGAAGGTGATGCGAAGATAATATTGTGTAATCTTTTAATATTAATACCAGTACTGAATGTTCCGTAAGAAGCAATGATTACTGCATTGTTTTCTTTTTCTGTGATGTTCCTAACTAATTCTCTATCTTCGGTATCAGTACCGCCGTGGACAAAGAATACTTTACGTTTATCACCAACACTATTATTTATGAGTTCATATAATGGTTCGCCGTGCTTCTCCACATAGTTGAAAAGAACAAGAGTGTTGCCATCAATATCAGTAACAAGATTTTTGATTAAGTTATTTCTTTTTTGA